TGGCGGGATTTCTTAATCTTTCTAACTCATATTCTGATAATATTTTTTTAAGCCCCAGAGTCTAAAGATGTTGCTCTGTTTGCTGTTATATCGTATGGATTCAATAATATATATCTAACAGGTATTTTACCATCCTCTAAAAACTTATTTCCTTCAGCTCCATAGACTTTATTTAGATTTAACAGATCTTTTTTATTAAACTCTCCATCTATTCGATAAAAAAATATATTCCCACTTCTATAGTACTCTCTAAAATATTGATCCTTTAATTTCCATAGATTAATTTTTTCAAACCATTTATATATAAACTTTCTTGCAGTTTCACTGCCACCTTCTAAGTATATTTCAGAATTTGAAAACTCTGACATAACATCGATAGCGTTTCGGAATATTGGTATATTCGCATAAGCTTTTTGGCATAACTCTATAGTTTCCCTTACATCAATACCATCAACACTTACATTATAAGGTAGTATACCTTCAGATATATTTTTAAATTTATCCGCTTTAATTCTTGAGCCTAATCTCCCTCTAGATTTACTGCTTGAATCTGCTGATCGAAGAGCATCTGTTATTGGCCCGCCACAACTAGCTTTTGATTCGAACAGCTGAGGTTTTGTTTTACTTGAAGCTTCGCTAACATAATAATTATCTCCACACATTATAGGCTCAAAAGAACTTTGCTCCTGTGAGACTTCTTTTTTTTCAAATCTATTCCAGTAGCTTGATTTTTTTGTATATTTTCTTTTACTCATGGCTGGGTTACTTTATGATTACACGCAAAAGTTTAAAAGTGACTTTTAAAGTTACTTTATAAACATTGGGGCAAAAGTTAAATGATTTTCTTGTTTATAGTTTTTGATGTCATGGTATATTTTAACCATCCAACTACCTAAAACTAAAGCGGAATAACAGTCTTTCCTCGCTTTACTTGGCCCAGTAGTCTTTTTTAAATTTAATGGCAAATCAAATGTTTGAGTTCCTTGTGGAGATGATCTCACTTCAATCAAAGCGCATTGCCCTTTAGTATATGATATCATATCATTTTGATGTTCTATAAAATCAATCATTTTAGCCCCATCTGTTTGGCTAATTTCATCATCATTAAAATTCATAAATCTCAGTTTTTGAATCGGGATTTGCTTTCTTCTCTGGGATTGAAAATGTTCATTTATACTTCTTGATGCGAACCAAACTCTTTTATGGTCAAAATTTGCTTGAAGCAATTCGTTGGCTCTTCGAATCCAATCTGATGTAGGCTTCCTTAAGCAGCAAGGTATTCCTTCGTTAGAAAACTCTCTTTTAGCTTTTGATAGTGATTTTTGGTAATTTTCTATATCATCAAATTCTGTTTCAATAATATTGATTTTATGTTTTGAGTTTTTGAATTCAATATTTTCTTGTAGAGCGTTAATAAATTGTACACCACCATTATAATCACCTACAATAGCTTTTATATTAAAATTATTTAATATGTAATTAAAATATTGTATATGATTTTTTAAACTTTCTCCAGCCATTGCATAAACATGAACTAATGTACAAGTGTTTTTTTCTGGATGTAATTTAAATACCTGCATAGCGAAATCATCAGAGCTTTCTGATTCAGCCCAACTTGGGTCAAATGCCAATAAATATTCAGCGCCTTCCTCTCCTTTCACCTCGACACTCGGATGACTACCTTCTTCTACAGTGCAAGCTTTCATTGTTGAAATCTTAAAATAGCCTGAGCTATCATCAGTAAAAATTGCACCAAATTCTCGATCATATTGACTTTGACTCATGGTTGACTTCGCTTGTTCTACCAAATTCTGATCATATAGTTGTTTTGGAGCGCAGTCATAAGAGAAGTGCATAATAGACCTAGAAGCGTTATCATTTTCTTTTTCGTTTAGTATAGATTGCTCAAAGTTTTCGTAAAGCTTATATAGATACTCAAATTTATAACTTGCAGAAGAAAGCATAATTAGCTTATTGTTAGGCCAAACATATCTATCCTCTTCTTTCATCTCTCCGCTAGCTATTAGCTTTGTTTCGAGATTGTACATATCTTCTCTTTCTTTTGGATTTTGAACAACAGACAAGAATGGGACGATAACCTCATTATAAACTCTCTCTGGCATAAGTAACATCTCATCGATAATAATCCTATGAAACCTAAATCCTCTAAGTTTTGATCCATCTCCCAAGGGTAATGCTCGAATAGAGCTGTCGCCTATTTCCATAACCCATTCATCATTTTGCTTGGAAACTCTTGTAATACAATTTGATAAATATTTGGCTTCTGGTTTAGCAGCGATATCTTCAATTTTTTTAAAAATCATTTTTGCTTGTCGAAATGATTTAGAAAGTATACCAATATCTACCCCTTGATTCATTATTGCATCCATAAAGGCAAAAATTCCAGTAGTCCAGGATTTTGACATACCACGAGACCATATACCCAAAAAGTAATCGCTCTCAAACATTGCTTTTATAGCCATATGCTGAAATGGAAACAAATCCACCCCTGCAATTAAATTAGTACTGAAAGTTACATTTTCTTTCAAAAATTTATACAACAATATCTTAGCTTCTCTTTCTTCTAGAAAACCTTGTTTAGATTTTAGGATATCATTGATACCCTCTTTCTTTTTCTTTTTGTGTGGTTGCTCCCAAGCCATTTAAATTATTTGTTGTATTGCTTCTTGTGATATTCCAGATGGAGTATGAATTGTTTTTATACCAACTTCATTAGCATCGTCAATAATTGTTTGAAGATCATCTATTAATAATATGTTTTTATATTCACAATTAAACTTTTTTTTAGTTTCTTCTATGTGATATCTTTTAGATGGATAAGAGGGATGAATTACGATAATATCAAAAAAATTTTTTTCAAAAATGTATGATAAATAATTTTTACAGATCTCTGCAGCGGGACTTGCTGAAGCTATTCCTACTTTATAACCTTTATTCTTTAAAGATTTGATTACATCTACAGCATTCGGCATCAACATGCTTTCGATTTGGTGTTTTGATAAAATCTTTGAAGCCCAACTGTCAAATCTCCATATAGTTCTATCTAGATCTATTAATACTATTTTTATTTCTTCTGTGTTCATATTTTTAAAATTCTTTTATCTATATAGTATTGTATGTCGCAGTGCCACATTTCAGGTCCATATTCAAGAAGTATTGGAATTAAGTTTTCGGATCTTTTTCGCCCCCCTGAAAATATAAACTGACAACTTCTAGGGAACTCATGAGATAATACTCTCATTTGATGCCATACAAAAGTTAAATTTGATTTATGCGGAGAAAAGGAATTATTTCTAATAATTTTTTCAATAGAACTTTCCACAACAATATATAAAAATGAGTCGAAAGCCACAGCTCTTTCAAGTTCTTTTTTAAATCTTTCAAAGCCTACAGTCATAGTAGATTTAAAATCTGTTTCACTTTTCCTGTCAATGTATGTATGTTTGTAATTCTCTCCTGATGCCGTGTAGTCTCCAAAGTCTAATTTTTGAAGTCTAGAATTAGGGAACTTTAATGGAGTTTGCTCTCTAGTGTCAATCAATATCTCTATGTCATTTAAATTTTTATTTTCTTTTAAAAATTTACTTTTAATAATTTTATTTAATAATGGCTCCACTTGGAGCCTCCTACAGGCTTCGCTGTAGGATTTAAAATATAATTTATATATTTCTATTTCAGGTAAATTAAGTAATTTTAATTCTAAATGATTTGGCGCGTATTGCAAATTTTTACTAATTATTCTTTTTTGTAATATATCTAATAATATTTGTTGAACATGTTCATGGTCAGCTGTCGCTGCCCATTTTTCTAATTCAACATTATTCGAAAAATAAGTAGAAAAATATTGATCTTTATTTTTAAAAGGAATTAATTCATTAGTATATAAATTATATCTAGGATAATATGTTGTATAATATTCAGAAAGCAAAATTCCATGAGCTTTTATATGAGTGTGGAGAGAACGCTCACTTTTAAATTTTGACCCGCATATTTTACATGTTATACTCAACGTCTAACCCACACTGACTGTTTTAAATTTAATAAACATATATATCCATCACTCTCCAATTGCCTCCTGGCAAGAAGAGTTTGGGAGCCGCCAGGATAATCGTTTCCTTCGAGTAACACGATAGAATGCTTACTTAGATTTGGTTTAAAGGTATTATACTGCTTTAAAACTCGTTTTTGACAAGGTTCTATTAAGTTACCAAAATGCTTTACCATGTCTTCTTCTGGATATCCTTTTAACATATTTAGACATTCTAATGTTGTTATATTTTTGTCTATCTTATTTTTAATTTCTTTTATTGGATATGTTATATCATTTATTATTAATAAATCTATATTACTTGAATGATTTAATTTTATATCAGTAGATATAGATACTTTATTAATATCATAATTTTTATATAATGTTGATTTTATGTTATTTAATCTACTTTGACTAATATTATTAGTATCTAAATAAATTTCATAAGTGCCCATTTCTATATCTTCAATAAATTCTCCCAATACTGAATAAAAATCTATAGGTGAATACTCGAAATCTCTTACCTGACCCCCAACTTGAACAATAGAAGTCAACCCATAGCTTTTAAAGAGATTTAGAGCTAATTGAGTGGTATAATAACGCTCACCCCACAAACTATAATCAGTTTTAAATTGCATCTTCTTTACTAATACCTAAAACTCTAGCCTTCCAGCTATCCATTCTCTCAAGCGAATCAGCTTCTTCTTTTATTAATAATTTTTGTTTTTCTGCCATCTCTACCATTCTAGTTCTATCTTGTTCATTTTGAAACACCTTCACTAACGATAATATAGATGCATTATCTTTATGTTTATTTTTGACACGCTCTTTTCTATCACCATTTAAACGCGCGATTAATGTTTCTTGTCTCTTTTCGCATTGATTATATTCTTCACTCTTTGTTTTTAATAACTCCGCTAATCTAACAGTCATATCTTGTTGGTCTTCACATTCTTCAAACATGCGATTTAATTTATCTATTGCTTTACTGATATTTTTTAAATGTATATAATCCATACAAACATTTATATATAAATTTAATTCATCACTTGTTAAGTCTGGTTTATCCCATACAGATCTTATATATTCAGCCTCAAAGAGTTTTCTATCATCTCCAGATGTATAAGTATTAATAACTTGAATAAAACGAGGAGCCGAAAGAAATTTCATCGAACTTTCTAAATTGTCTAAGTCGCCTCTATTTAGCTTTTTTTCATCTAGATCCTCCTGGCAGTATTCATTTACCTTTTTAACTACCCTAGAGATTGATTTAGGGGCAAAATATTGGCTATTTAAGGCTGTTTCTGAGGAATGTAATAACCTGAAGTCAACATCTTCGATGAATTTAGCAACCTCGGTAACTTCTTTACTTAAATTAGTTACATTTATTTCTGGAAAAATAATTTTTGAAATTTCATAAGCCGTCATTCCTTCTTTCGCATATTGAATCATAAACTCTTTCTGTTCTTGAGAGAATGTTATATCTTCTTTTTTTTCTTTTTTTGTTGTATTGTAATTTAACTCTCTATCAACCAAAAATTTTCTAACAGCTCTCCCCTCTTTTGTTCTTCCATCTAAGCTTTCATCATTGAATGTCAATCGGGTTAATTCTATTAGGTCAGGAACCCTATCATAATTCTCAATTATAAAATTAGCTTGTACTTCTGTAAGTTTCATAATATATCTTGTTTTTTAATTACTTGTTTTGCAATAATTTTAAATTGTTTTTCTGCATTTTTAATTTGTTTATAACCTGCAGATCTACCTTTTTCATTAGAGATATACCCTAATTTCTTAGCTATTTCATCATGTGGTAGATGAAGAATATAAAGCATTTCGTAAATTTTAAATTGCTTAGGGGTTAACTTGAGCTCCATAGCTTCATGCAATCTTTGAGCGGATAAATCTAAATTAAAACCATTAGAACATGTAATTCTATCTTCTTTATCTGTTATTGTGGCTGCCAAATTTATATCAAAAGAGCTTTTTTTTCCTACAAGCCATTTTTTATATAATGGACATGTTTTATCTTGGAGCCCCGATTTTGTCCAGCTGCAAAAATTTTCATTATCATTATAATTATCTTGAGCTCCAGAAGAATTAAATGGACATTGAACACAGGGTTTAACAAAATTTCCATAATAATTTCTTAATAAATTTTTAAGCTGATTAGATATGATTCTATTCAACCATGGCTTCATAGGGCGTTTTTGATCCCACAAAGACCATTTTTTTTC